TTGCTTCTAGTTCTTCTGGTGATACTTCCTCTGCCCCAGAACCAGCCTGTTCCAAGTCTTCTGCATGTTCGTCTTCCGTAATATTTTCACGTACAGCATCTGGAGTTGCTATAGCAGAAAATACCTCATCAAAACCTGCCCAAGCTTGATCGTTTTTATTATCGCTCATTATTTACTTGTGTTTGTAGGTTTATTAGCTTGTTTTCTTTTTATTTCAAGTTCACTTCTTTTTATATTCTCTTGAACTCTATTTTTACGTTGTTCCTCTCTAACCTTTTGTTCTGATAAGGCTCGTTCGGCGTCCTGTTTTTGTTTTTGTAAATCTAATTTTTGGCGGTCTAGGTCAAGCTTATTTAAAACCTCTCCACCATTTTCTTTATTAGCATCAGCTCCTATAAGCGCCACTTCAATTTGAGTTTGTGATTTACGTATAGAATCTTCTTCTTTAATTCTATTCTCCTCAGCTTTCATTTGTTGTTGTGCTTTTATTTGCTCCATTTGTACTTGCTGTTGTTGTTCCTGTGCTTGTTGCTCAGTTTGTTGTCTTTTAGCGTCTATCTCTTTTAACTTATTTTTAATAATGGTAACATTATCAGATGTCATAAGTTCCGCAATTTCTGCTAATGAGGCACCACCTTGAACAGCTGGTTGTGCTAATTGTTTTAATGATTCTACATCTCTAAAGTCTTTAGTAGAATCTGACATAAATACACCTAAATCTGAAAATAAGAAATCCTCTGATAATTTTATAAAAGATCTAGACATATCATCTAGTACAAAACTTAGTGATTTTCTGTTACTATCTGCCCATGCATTTTTAGCTACATTTAATAGTGCATTATAACCACGTTTTTTAACTTGGTTGTGTTTCCAAAATAATGGTTCTGTTATGTGTGAAGACTGTATAACAGATCTTTCTACATTGCCAACTAATTCATTAGATGATATAGAACCTTGTCTTTGTTTAGACACACCTGTTAATTCTCCAACCATTTCTTCTAACTTAGTCATTAACTGAATATAATCAGCTATAACTTTAGACATACTTAAATCAACAGAAGATATCTGGTTAAAAGATGCTGGTTGACCTCCTTGTCTACCAGGAATATCCCAACCTTCTTCATATGGATTAACTAAATTAACACCAAGAGTAGATAAATAATGCATCCATTTAGATACATCAATTCCCATTGATTTCGGTATTTGAGTTATATCCATTGTTATTACTCTACCTTTATCTCTAGCTAAAGCAACTTCCAACCTAAACCATATAATTATATACATATATTGTAAAGGCCTCATAACATCTATAAGAGATGTATATGTTGAATTATCATCAGAATATATAGCACCTATATATGGAAGATGTGAATCATTAGGATGTTCTATAGAAAACTCTTGATCTGCTAATGGTTCTATATCTACATATATATCATCAGCTATTTTCCAACCTTCCCATATTTCAGTTACCCATAACCAAGTTATTTCTTCATCTTCTGATGGTCTATAAGTTTCGTCTACTGTAATTTCTGCTTCTTCTCCATCTTCATCAATATAACTTAAAAAGCCAATCTTTTTTAAAGACTTCCAAGTCACATGATATACGTCTAAATAGTTTCCACCATCTCCTGAAACATCGCCATATGTAAAGCCATTATGCATAGGTTCTTTATATAGTACCTTATCATAATTAACATCACTTGCCATTCCTTTAGATTTGGCTCCACCACCTATAATATCTTGTAATCTGTTTTGATCACTTTCTGTTAAAGATTCATAGAATCTATCATGAATAGTTGAAGGAGTCATGAGCATATGTCTAACAGCCCAATCACCATCTTCTATGAATTCAACATCAGGACTTTTATCATAATAAAATCCTATTGGGTTAACTCTTTCTAAGAAAGGCTCCCCATTTAATGTACCTACATAATAAATTTCTTTACCGGCTATCAATGCATCTTTCCAGCCTTTTAAGAATTCATTACGTGTATTTAATTTTTCCCTTAAATATTGTATAGTATTATACCCTGTTTTTTCTGCAATATCTGAATATTCATATTGCATATACCTCTGTATTTGTTCAGGTGTTTGTTCAGGTTCTTGACCACCAAGTCTATCCATTACATATTTCATTAATAGATCTAATTGTAGTTCTTCAGCTTTAGAAGCACCAGAATCACTAGTCTGAATAACTTTAATGTTTTCAGGTCTTTTAGATTCTTCTCCTAATAGAAGATCAATTTTTGGTCTTATTATATTAAAGTTTTGTGGAGAAGCTGGTAATGTATCACCAACCTTGAATGGGTCAATAACATATTCAATATCTTTAATATCAAATTTACCATTGTATAAATCGTACTTTATTTTTAAATCTTCTACTTCTGATTTACCTCTAACATTACTGCTAGAAGCTTTACCAACAAAAGCATCTATACATTTCTCACGCCACTTTTTGGTTTTCTTACTTAAAGGTAATTTTTGAACCGGCACCGATGAATAATTTGTATTTATCATTTTACCTTAAATTAAAATTTAATTTTCTAGAATTTGGAAACAAAGGAGTAGTAAAAAATGGATCAATTTTATTAACTTCTTCCTTCTTCTTCACGTGCACATTATGAAGTTCCTTTTTGTAAATCATGACCATCATTAAAGCCATAACTCTGTCAAAGTTACCTTTATCATTATAGGCGATCAATTCCTGTAATAAAGGTATTGACATAATTTTTGTCAAGTTCTTTTTTCCTGGGGCATATTCTTCATTTAACCAATCACGTATTTCACGTTCTCCCCAAGCCTTTATGGATTCAACCATGTGAATCCCTTTCTTCCTTCGTACTTTACTTTCTTTTACTATATCACCAATTAAGTCAGGTTGATTAGCTAATAAATAATCATAACCTTTTATTGCAAAATATGCAAACATTCCTTTTCTTTCATTTTCATAAAGTAATTTAGCATTATAGTACATTAATAATTTTCTAACATTCTCATAATACTCATCAGCTGTGTCTGGCCTACCAGTATATTCAGCAACTATTACATCGTAATAATCTTCAAAACTTTGAAATCTTTTATATATAAATGTACTTCCTAAAGAGCCAGTACCAGAATCATCATGGTCATAAGGGTCACATCCGGCTACATATAATCCGTGTGGTATATTTTCTTTTAACGGATGTTCCCATATAACTATAGAACCTTGCTTCGGTTCTTTTTTATCTAATGGGTATTTTATTATATCTTTAGCATCTGATGTTTGTACCCATTTAAAACTACCCTGACCATCATCCAATAATTCACCAACTTGTTTATAGTTTCTTAGTTTTTCATTGGATTGAATACGTGCGATTTGCATTGCTAATTCCTTTTTGGGGAATATGTTACCTGTCAATTGCAGAGTAGCTTCCATTGGGTTCATTGGACGTTCTGCTATATATCTGTCAATGGCATGCCTATCATTAGAATGTTGTTCAACATCTTTTCTACGTTTAATAGAATGATCTTTAGCTTTATCTACTAAAGAATTACCATCATCATCCATGAATCCTGCTAGATTCATATACTCTGGAATAAAAAATCCACAACTACTATCCTCAGCACCTGTGTCCCATATATTTTTTATTGGTAATAAGTTATAAGCTTTGGGTGCATAAAATAATTCTTTCAATGACCCAAAATCTCCTTCCTCAGTTCCACCAGTTCCAAATGCAATCATTAAGCCAAAAGTATTATCACCTTCCTCTACAGAAGGTCTAGCTATCTGCCATGCATCTAATAGTCCTGGAAACTTACCAGCCTCTTCCCATAATATTAATTTACCACGTTTACCACGTGCTTTTTGAATATCATTCTTAAGAGTAATACCCATGATTTCTGACATATAACCGTCTTCTACTTTTTTACCGTCATTGTCTATTATCATAGATGCTCTCTTATGCATTTCTGTATCTTTACCTTGTCTTTTTTTATACCACGCAGTATTTTGATTAACAAAGTTCATCATTTCCCACGCTTTATTTAGTATACCATTTTTAACCAAAAATTCTTTTTCAGATGCTATTGCATATGATATAGAACCTTCTATTAAAAAGAAATTTCTATTAAGCATTGAAGCTGTCTTAAAAGAGTATCCTTTACCCCTAGCTTTTAAAACTGCTAAGTGTTGTCCATTATTTTCTGCTTCTTCTACGGCGTCAAAAAACTGTTTGTCAGAATCCCAATAATCCGGAAACGCTTTTATACGCTCCATCTTTTTTCTAGGTTTGCCATTCTTTATTACTTCAATTTCTTTGTTAAGCATTATCTGACTATAATTCAAATAAAAATAATTATAACCTGTTATATAATCACCATCTTCTGATAGAAATCCATTTAAACATCTATCCATCTCCCTATCCCAATAGTTTAAGTATTCAGTTGTACCTACAGGAGCTGCTATATAATAACCATATTTTTGAAAAGTTAAAGCTGGTTCTCTAAACTTATCAGTATTTTTTATTTTTTTAAAATCTACTTCGTGCATTATTGTTTAAGTTTTGCTTTAGGCATTTCATATAAACCTATTTCATTTCCACCTCTAGCAGATGCTGCTTCTAATTGTTCTTTTTCTAATTGCTTTTTAAGTGTCTCTAATGTTTTAACAACACCTCCAAGTTTTTCCATGTTCCTTATAATTTCACCTGCGTCTTCCTTCCTTACCTCACCAAAATAATCTGCAAGAACATCTGCTGCTTTTATTGCATTTTCTACTAACTTAGAACTTGCTGTTTTTTGTAATTCCTTATACTTTTTAATTGCATTTAATATAAGTGAATCAGGTTCTTTTTTGATAGTATCTGCTCTTACATATTTTTCCCTTATAGTATGTGAGTAAGCACCATAAGGATTTTTAGAACTCATTGAACATAAAAATACAACATATGCTAATTCGTCCATAGCTACATGTTTATCTTTTGTTTTATCTCTTTCATATATCTGTCTAAATTCAGGTATATAAAGATTAGTAGGATTAAGTTCTATTAATCCACCTTTTATATCAAATAATTCCATAACGTACTTTACGTATTTATATATACTACTAGTTACAAAAACTGTTATGTATTATCTATAACACATTAACACTTCTATAAATTCTTTATTCTTCTTATTGTAATACCAAATTTTATTACGTTTACCTTTCTGTACAAATACTCCAAAATAATGTAATCTGATAGATTCCATATTTTCAGGATCCGATATCATATCTCTTATATACCTAAATGGGTGATTAACAATTACGTCTATCACCCTAGGATCTTTATCATATTTCTCAGCTAAAGCTTTAACTATATTCTTACGTTTCATTAAGATTGTTTAGTTTTTGTTCTTTTAGATTTTTCTGCTTTTCTTGCGTGTCTATTAAGTCTTTTCTTATTTTTATTATTAACTTCTCTAGCTATTCGTCTTTCTTCTCTTAGTAATTCTCTTTCTATTTCTGACATTGAATCACAAGAACTATTGTTTGGTTGACCTGTATACATTTTTTATTTTTTATAAATTCCAACTTGTGGTTCATATAATTCAAATTCTTTACCATCAGCTTTAACCCAAATTGTTGGATAATCAGTTAATTGACTAACTATACCTTCATATGGATAATAAGGACATGAGTAAGATGTTTTATAATTATTAGTATCTAATATTAAAATCTTCTGACCTATATGTAGTTCTTCTACCGTAACTTCTTTTATATTACTATTCTTTTCCATTACTCTACACCTAACTGTTTTAATAATTTTTTTAATTCAGATTTGTTTTTAATGTATCCTTGAAATACTATACCACCATGATCTCCATAGATAGATAATCCCAATCCTAATTTCCAATTATCTATTAAATCCATATATAATTGAATATCATTGTACTCATCTACTTTTAAATCCCATCTACCTCCTCTTGGTGATTCTTTAAATCCTAAACTCTCAATATCTTCTTGATCTAGATATTTAACTCTAATATGTTTTTTTTCTAAATCTTCTTCTATTCTTCCCCATTGAGCATCAGTACCTAATCCTAATGTATATTTGAACCATTCATTACCTTTAGGTTTTAATTCTTTATTATAAGCATCAAACTCAAATCCAACATGAAACTCTTCTATTTCTGGTGTGTAATATTTAGACTCGTACAAATCTGTTTTAAAATCACCTGTATAACTAGTTATAATACCTTCATCAGTACCTTTAAATAATTCTTTAAGTTCTTTTAAACTTAACATTCTAACTGATTGTATCTGAACTATTGAAGTATCTACTGTATATTTATCACCCTTATAAACTATTTCAGAGGGTACATTTTTCAATTTTGCCTCATATTTATAATAAGTTGTATAAGCTTGACCATCTATTTCAGGATCATAATTACCAGCATCCATTGAACTTTTATATTTCTTTTTCATTACTCTACCTTTCTTATTTCGTCTTCCTCTGGCATTACTTTTAATCTAACAGCTTTTATGGTAGAATCCCCACGTAATAAAGCTTTAGATACTCTATGCCATCCATCTATAATAAAACCAGTTGGGTCTAAAATAACTGGGTATTTTAAATCTGCTTTATTTATTCTAACATGATGGTATAAATAATTCATCATATTAGTAGGTCTCCAAGGCATTACACTTAGGTCAATAGCTGCTAATTGTAAATCATATACTTCTAATTCTTTAACAGCGTCTCTTAAAGTAGACATTTCCCACACTTTATTATTATATACATACTTACCCTCACCATCTAAATGTTCAGGTATTTCTATTATAGGATTTTTACTCTTCATATTTTGTCCCTTGTATATATTCACCAAATCCATAATCTTCGCCTAATAATCTAAAAGCAGCCACTAAATCATTATCTAATCCTTCTACTTCTTCTAGTATATCTTTATTGTCTTCTTCCATTTTTATTAAGATTTATACGTTTACCTTTAAAATCGTAAAAGTACCATATAAAATTATCATAATCGTAGTAGACACCAAATACTTGTACACCTAATTTACCATCTCTTACAAATACATAATTATTGCCAGATTTAGATCTTTTTAAAATACCTGTATAAATATGATTACACCAATCTATTTTATATAAACAGGAATCTATATTTTCCATATCTGCTGATAAAGCACTAGTTGTTACTAATAATCCTTGTTCTAATGCTTGTACACTACTAACTAATTCAGGTCCTTTACCTACAAATTTAATATATGGTATTAAACCTTTTATACCAGTTATAACCATTGGCGTGAAGAATATAAATAGGCCAAGTGTATATTTCATATCCTCGGCCTTTTTTATAATTCTACTAAATAAGTTTGTATCTTTTTTTTGTTTTTCCATTAAGATCGTCATCTCTTATTATATCGTACTCTTCTGCATGTATATTATCATATTTTATAAATGCATTATATACTCCAATTGCTTCACTTTTATAAGGAGTTACATGCATAACTTTTCTTTCAACTAGCCCTAATTTATTTTTCTTATTTCTAATTACAATAAAATTATTATTGCTAGGACCACTTGACCATAATGCCCAAAATACACCAGTAATTGCAAGTGTTATTAAAAAAGCTTGAAAAATATCCATTATGCAAAGTATTTATTAATTTTATTTAATGCTGCTTTCAATTCTTCTTTAGTTTCAATATTACCAAAGAATCTCATAGCTTTACCCCATTTAAGTGTAATCAGTCTATGCTCAATATGAAAGTCCCATTTAAGTGACATATTTCCTTTTTTAAAATATTGGAAATGCCCTTTTTGTAGTGTGTCTTTAAAACCTAGTGATTTAATATCTTTTTCAGTTAAATACTTAGTTTCTTTATTTCTTATAAATAATCTATTTATTAATTTCATTTTCTTTTTCTATTTCTAATAAGTACAAAATCTCTACTTTATTATCTTTTAATTCAGGTATGAACATATTGTTAATATAATGACCATCTTGATCTTTTAGTACAATACCTAGTTTTTTCATCCTACTAATATATTTACTAAGATTAACTTTATTTACCCGTGTTTCATTCATAACGAATTTCCTATTTTGAGCATTTAAAATATCGTATTTATGACCAAACATTGGCTTCTGTTCCATTTGAATTTGTAATAATATTGTAAGTACTTCTAACTCACGATTCGTTAACCCTAATAAAGGATTCGCAAGCTCCAGAAACTGTCTGTAAAGATTTTTACGTTTAATTATTTTTCTGTACGCTTTCATTTGTCGTGTATAGTATTTCTATTATGTACTCTAATTTTATTTTTAAACCTTCTAAAAATGTTATGTAATCTTCATATAAGATATCCATATATTGAGTTTCTTGATAGCCAAGTATGTTTGATGCATACTCATCTATCTTGAAATCTAAATCTTTAGTAAGTTTCTCTATCTTCGTTATCAGTTGTTGATTCATTTCTTGCTTCCTCCGCATTACCATCAATGAAGCCTTGAAAGTCGCCATCTGGCAACTTAGCTTCTTCTGTTGTAGTATTAAATGTAGGTACACCATCTGGTACAATACCATATAGTTCTCTCTCACCCATTATCCATTCATATTCCCACAACATATTTTGCCATACTGTAAGTGCTTCATCTCTATCTAGATTAGTACCAAATATAGCATCTTCATCCTTAAGTCTATCTATTGTAGCCTTTAGTTCCTCTACTCTATTTTGTAGTTCCCTATAAGATCTTACTTTATATATAGAAACATCTTCAAAAAGAGTACCAAGATAAAGCGATACTTCTTTTTTAGTTATAGGTGGTTTTATTTCACCTGTTATTTCTGCTGTAACTAAATCGAATGCATCTCCTTTTAATCCATCTTCCGTAGTAGTATTAATAAAGTGAAATACTCCTGTAGAACTATCTAATTCTAATACATCACCCTCCTTATAACCAGGAAAATCTTTTACTACTTTAACTCTATTAACTTTATTATTCATTGTCTTCCATTTTTTCTTTTAGTTCTGGTAACCCAATATGAAAATAATCATCATTAAAATTATGAGATTCTCCTTCATTTACAGAATAAGTACCATCAGAATAAAAAGAAATTTCTTTTGCAGTCTTTCTTTTATATACTACTTCTGGTTTGTCATTGTTTAATAACATTACTGTATGCTGAAAATTCTCATATCTTTTAGAACAATCTTTATTTTCTACTTCTTTTGGTAGTTCACCAGTCTCTTCTAATTCTCTAATTAGTTCTTCTTTTTCTTCTGCAGTTGGTTCTTCTTCTAACCACACTGAATACTCTTTAACATCTTTGTCACCTTGTGACCCACTTGTTGCTTTATAAATTAAATTATACATTATTATTTATCTATTTAATTGTCTATTATATATATTATTATTTTCTAAATAAGGACAAGTTTCCGGTGTAATTGGAGACTCTCCTATTTTTGTTTGTTTTATACTTTTCCAACCACCTGCTGGACAAGTATGATGATCTTCTACTGTACCTGTAAATGTATTTAAATTATCACATTTACCACATACCCAAATCATATCTGGACCTTTTTTATTATTCATATTTAAAATTTAAATAAATCTTTATTTTCTTTTGCCCACTTCTCTGCAGCTTTTTTTGATGTAAATTTAACCTGCACATTGCTATCAGCATGCCATACTTCTTTCCAACATAGAAAGAACCTAACTACAGGCACATAAAAGAACTTACCTATACTATCATTATATTTGTATCTAAACTTCAATTTACGTCTTTTCATATTATTCTGGATTACATATTAATTCACCTGATTTTATATTTGATTTATCAGAATGTCTAAGTACCCAATTCCAAGCAGCCCTATTCGCATAGAACATTTCCTTAAATTCATCTGTACTTTTTATCCAAGCATTTCCACTAAACCAAGTATGTCTTTTATCTTTATTATTAGACATTTCTAACTCATCTAGCTTTTCTTTTATCTCTAGCATTCTTTTATCACTACCACAAAAAAATACTGTACTTTGTTTTTCCATACTTTCTTCTACGTAAGTACATTAAGAAAGTTACATTGTTTGTATAACTATTACACAATAGGGTATAAAAATAGCCCTCAAATCAGTAACCTAACCTAAGAGCTAATTCCTTAATAATGTACTATCAAATTAATCAACCTTAACAAAAAACATGACTATCCCCTTTAGAGGGTTTAAATCTCTTCTACTTTACCAAATGAATTTCGTTTCTACTGTTCGATCCCTTTTCGGTTACACCCTCACTAATATATATCTTCTCAATCTCACTTATAGTATATTAGCCTAGAAACTTATATCAAAGGTCTTTTTGATACTACCGGGGACAATTCCCTAATTATTTATTAGTCCTTAACCCGATGTCTAATCCTCTATCTACCTTTAGGCCCTCAAGGATGGTACTACTTATTGTAGTGTATCAGCGTAATATACGCCCCTTTTTGATTAAGGTTACGTTTTTTGCTAATTATTTTGTTATAATTATTTTACTCTTGCTACAAGATCATATGTAGTCAATAATAAAGAATCTTTAAATAAATCAAACCAACACCTATCAATCATAGATTTATGGAATACTACTTTATCACCAGGGTTAATAAAAACCTTTTCACCACTCTTATTATCTACAAAGAATGCATTAACACCAGCTTCTAATACAATACCTTCCCTATAATCAGGTTGTACAGATTTAGTTACCCTTTTAGTCTCCATAACCTCATGTGGCATCTTATTCTTATTCTTTTTCTCATCTAATACTTCTACCCTTTTCTTTATATTTGTAGGCTTTAAAGGCTTTACCAATAACCTATTATCAAATATCTCATAAGGTATATTAAGAGAATCTACTATCTCTTTATCATTTGGCAACTCAGATACTTGTTTATCTGTCATTGCTTCTATTGTTCTGTTTTCTTCCATACTTATTATGGTTCCCCATGTTTTTAATTAATTATATTACGTTATACGAACACCAACTATAAAAGTTTCAATTAGAAAGTCTTCAATATCTTACCACATAACTGACAAACAATATGTAATTTAGACTCTTTTAGAGTCTCGTTATATTCTGGCATTACTATTTGCCTATCTATTGGATGTTTACATTCATCCTTATCTATATTATCTAAATCTATATACTTATCATCTTTATTCATAATCCCTTAAATATTGAATAGCATTCTCTAATGTCCTTATATCTTCCTTAAAATTACCTATACCTTGATTACACCCCCTACATAATAAAGAACGTACTTCACCAGTATAATGGTCATGATCTACATGTGTATGTTTATTACCCTCAAATACGTCACCACACACCTTACATTTATTATCTTGTATTAATAGCATAGCATCATATTCATCTGAATGTATACCATACCTACTATACATGTTTTCATCCCTTTTAATAGACTGTTTCATCCATATTGGCATTGTATCATATAAATATCCTGTTGTCCTCATATACGTTTATTTAAAGTTTTTAGCCCTATACCTATCATATAGATGCCATGCAAATAATATTATTAAACTTAATATACCAAATAATTCTTCCATATATTATAACTCATCATGTTTACCTGTAAATGGCCCATCTAAAACTGTTTCTATAAATAAAGCAATTGCCATAATACAACCTATTATTGTTAATATTGTTCCCATACTATATTATACTATACATTATATATAAGGTTACATTTTAAAACAAGTTTCTTAACTATAAGCTACATAATTTAGAAAAATTTTTTAAAAATATTATTTTTGGACATATCGGTAAGAGTAAGAATTAAATTAAAATTTTATATATTATATAAATAGGAAAAATCGGTAAGCGTAAGAACCACCCATCTCAAGCCTCCCCCATACGAGATCGGAGAGAGAGGACCGTACCTAATTTTGACGTTAGAATAATTTGATGTCAAGATGTTTATGAATAATAGTATCTCTTATCATCATAGGTCTTTCGCTAATTAT